AACAGTACGACATGCAGGTGGCGCAGATGCAGGCGCAGGCGCAGGCCGAAGTGGATCGCAACAGGCAGGCGTCCGAGGCGCAACAGCACACGATGAAGATCGAGCAGGAAGCCCGGTTGGCGGCGATGGAAGCGCACTACAAGGATGTCGCCCACCAGCGCGAGATGCAGTTTGCCATGTGGAAGCAGCAGATGCTGACCGATGCCACGGTGAAGGCCGCGCAGATCAAGGGTGAGGCCCAGGTGGCGAGTGCGGAAGTCTCGGCCAACGCAACTCTGAGCGCAGCGCAAGAGAAGGCTGCGGACGATTCTGTAGGGGATAACGCTTGACCCTCTCCGAACGTCTCTACAACGGCGACCGCGCTAAGGAAGTTCTCGAAAACGAGTCTTTCCAGCAAGCGTTTGCCGAGATCCAGAAGGAACTGACCGACCAATGGCTAGAACTACCCTCCACAGACGGAACCAAGGCGCAGCGGGACCGATTGCACCTGTCCCTGACGATGCTCGGCAAGGTGAAAGCGACGCTGGAGCGGACGATGACGGACGGCAAGCTGGCGAAGGAGGAGCTGAACTATCAGCGCTCAATCGCAGAGCGCGCGAAAGACGCGAAATCGGCCTTCTTCAGCGAATGATGACCGGCAACAGTTTTTTAGTGAGGAAGACATGAGAGCAGAAATCGAGACCCAAATCGCGTTCCTTGAGAAGCAACTGGCCGACGAAAAGGCCAAGCTCGAACAGATGGTGCAGACCGTCCCGCAGGAGTTCCACTCGCTCACGCGCGAGATGTTCGACCGCATCAAGGCGTTCTTCGAGTAACCCAAGTTAGCAGGCTGACAGCTCCCAGCCTCTAGGCCGAAAGGCTTTGATCGGAGTAGCGCAACGTCGAGAGACGCCCGCAAAGGACAGTAAATGACCATGGACACCCCTGCATCGCAGGAATCCAGTGCGCTTGACACGAATCAAGCAGCCGCCGAACTTGCGAAACTTCTTGGTCCGCAACCGGTGGAGGAACCCAGCGCCGAGAACCCCGAAGCCACGGAGCCTGTAAAGGCTGATGGCGACAAGCCAGCAGAGGACGCGCCCTCGCAGGACGAGCCATCCGCTCAGGAAGCCCAGAAGTTCACCATCAAAGTCGATGGCAAGGACGTTGAGCTGACCCCGGAGCAGATTGCAGAAGCCTACCAGAGCGGTCTGCGGCAGGCTGACTACACCAAGAAGACCATGGAGGTGTCGGAGCAGCGCAAAACCGCTGAAGCCGAAGCCAACAAGGTCCGGGACGAGCGGCAACAACTCGCGCAAAAGCTCTCACAAGCCCAAACGCTGTTGCAAGCCCAGATCCAAGAGCAATCACAGATTGACTGGCACCGACTGCGTGAGACTGACCCCAACGAGTTCTTGAAGCAGTGGCACCTCTACTCCGAGAGGCAAGCGCACCTTCAGGGAATCCAGGGAGAGCAGCAGCAACTGCATGCCAAGGCCCAGGCCGAACAGGCCGAACAGGTCAAGAAGTTCCTCTCCGAGCAGCAAGAACAACTCCTTGCCAAGCTCCCCGAGTGGAAGGACGCGACCAAAGCGAAGGCCGAACAGTCCGCGATCCGAGAGTACCTGAAGTCCCAAGGGCTCGAAGACGCTCAGGTCGACAACATCTCCGACCATCGCGTGGTACTCCTGAGCCGCAAGGCCATGCTGTACGACCAGATGCTGGAGAAGGCGACCAAAGCCGTCAAAGAGGTCGAGAAGAAGCCTGCAAAGGTGGAGCGACCTGGCGGCGGTGAAACGAACGCGCTGGACGGACGGACGCAAGCGATGAAGCAGCTCCAACGTACCGGCAAGGTGGAAGACGCAGCCCGCGTTTTCGCCGACTTTCTGTAAACCCATTTCTAACGTCGAGAGACGCTGAGAGGAAACGAGCATGTCTGCTCCTTCTGGAACCTACCTTACCACTGCGGCAATTGGCAACCGTGAAGACCTCACGGATGTGATCTACCGCATCTCCCCCACGACTACGCCGTTCATCAACCTGGCGAGCAAGTCGAAGGCCGCCAACACCCTGCATGAGTGGCAGACCCAAGACCTCGCCAGCGCCGTTGCCAACAACGCGCAGGCCGAAGGCGATGACGCATCGGCCAAGACCGTCACGGCGACGACCCGCCTGAACAACCGCACGCAGATCTCCACCAAGACGGTGATCGTGTCCGGTTCGCAGCAGGCCATGAACCCGGCCGGCCGCAAGGACGAACTGGCGTACCAGGTCTCCCTGGCTGCGCTGGAACTCAAGCGCGACATGGAGTCGAGCGCGACCCAGCTGGACGTGCTGGCGACCTCTCCGCGTCAATCGCGCGGTCTGGTGGGCTGGGTGGTGGACAACGTGTCCAAGGCATCGGACACGACCCTGGCCTCCTACACCGGCAACACCGGCAAGACGGATGGCACGCAGCGGGCGTTCGTGGAGTCGCAACTGAAGTCGGTCCTGCAACTGGCCTACACGGCTGGCGGCGAGCCGGACACGGTGATGATGGGCCCGTCTGCCAAGCAGACCTTCTCCACCTTCACGGGCAACGCGACCCGCTTCGACAAGTCCGAAGATGCGAAGCTGTACGCATCCATCGACGTGTACGTGTCGGACTTCGGCGAGCTGAAGGCGGTTCCGAACCGCTTCTCGCGCACCCGCGACGTGTTCGTGCTGCAGTCGGACAAGTGGGCCATCGCCTACCTGCGTCCGTTCGGCACCGTCGAACTGGCGAAGACGGGCGACGCCGACAAGCGCGAGCTGGTTGTGGAGTGGACGGTGGAAGCCCGCGCTCCGAAGGCCAACGGCGCGGTGTACGACGTCCTGTAAGCCAACCTGAGGGCCCGCTTCGGCGGGCTCTCTATTCAAGGAAACAACATGGCTTACACGATCCAGCAAACCGACACGGGCGGCATCCGCCTTCTGGACGAGGCGTCCAGCTCCAAGGGCTCCATCACCATGTCCCTCTTCTGGGATGTGGCGCGTGGTGCAACCAACACGGTCACCGTGGGTACTCTGCCGGCCAATGCGCGAATCACCTCGATTTTCGTTCAGGTTCCGGTGGTTTCCAACGCGGCGACCACGGCAACCGTCTCTGTCGGCCTGTCTGGTGGGTCTGCGACCTACTTCTCGACCGCGCAGGACGTGAAGGCGGCAATTGGCAACTTCTCCCAAGCCGCCACGGCGAATTGGGCGGTTGCCACGGCATCCCAAGCGGTGACTTGCACCTACACGGAAACGGGAACGGCCTCGACTGCGGGCAAGTTCAGCGTTGCCGTGAACTACGTCGTTGTCTGACGGCGGGCCCTTCGGGGCCTTTTTCTTTCTCTCACCGCTGCGAAGCGTCGGAGTCTCTAGTGTCCAACACCTTTGAAGGTGGTTTCGCCACCATCACGCAAACCGGGGTCACCGTCACGACGGGCGCAGCCTCGGCCCAGCTCACCATCCCCAACGACAGCGCCGGGAACCTGCCTCGCTACATCCGCGTCGCTGCGACGGTGGAGAGCTACGTCAAGATCGGAGCCAGCCCCACGGCGACCACCAATGACATCCTGATACAGCCGGCTGACTCGGTGATCCTGTCGGTTAACGGGGCGGTGAAGCTCGCCTACATCCAGGGCACGTCTGCCGGGAAGGTCAACGTCACTCCGCTGGAGAACGTGTGAAGACCGTTATCAACCACGGCGACGGGACGCAATCCGTCGTCGCGCTGGAGGACGGGAACCTGGTGACGGGGACGGTGCAGGACTGCACGCCTATCAGGGAATACGCCCAAGCCTTGCACAAGGAGGGCCACCACGGCTCGTCCGACTTCAAGCACGCCGCGAAGCTCCCGAGGGAAGCGGTGGAGGCGTACTGCAACATCCATCGAATCACGTTCGAGGAGTTCATGCAGGACCGCAAGCACATCAAAGCGATGTGCAACGACAGCGATCTTCGTGATTTCAGGATCTGGCCGGGCCGGGTGTAACGCATGGCGATCTTCGTCTCCTCCTCCGCTCCGTCTCCTGTCCCGTCCATCACGGATTACGCGGGCCTGCAGTCCGCCATCATCGGATGGTCGCATCGCAGCGGGGACACGGATTTCAAGAACTCGATTCCTGATTTCATCACGCTGACCGAAGCAACCATGCAGCTCACGTTCAAGCTGCTGGAGTTCGAGGAGTACCTGAGCATCCCCGTAACGAACGGGCTGGGCTATGTACCCGCCGACTATTCGGGTGCTCGCTCGGCGCTTTGGGACGGGACGACCAAGTATCCCCTTCAATACATCACGCCCGAACTCTACGACGCTCGGCAGAACATCAGTTCCGACGTTCCGGGCTTCTTCACCATGTCTGGGTCCGCCTTGCGGGTGAGCCCGAGTGCCACGGGCTCGCTTGTCCTGACGTATTTCGGCAAGTTCATCCCCCTGTCCGACACCAACACGTCTAACTCCATCCTCCTGAACACGCCTGCTTGTTATCTCTACGGGGCTTTGCACCACGCATACAACTGGCTGCAGGACGACGAGCAGATGAAGAAATACGGTGTGTTGTTCAACGCCGCGATGGATGACGTGATCGGCCAGGACAACGCCCGCAAGTTCGCCGGCAACCTTCAGGTCCGCGCGAGGTAAGGGATGCTCCTTCAGGTCACCAACTGCGGGCAGGGCGTCAACAAGGACGTGATGCCCAGCGAACTCGCGCCCGGTGTTTGGTCGGATGTCCTGAACATCGAGTTTGCCAACGGCTTCGGCTTCCCCCGCCGGGGTTTCCAGTCGGCCTACACCACCCCGACAGCAGTTCCCTACTTCCTGCTGCACTTCACGGCCAACGGAACCTCTCGCTATCTGATCCAGGCAGGGACGGCAACGGTGTTCGTGGACGACGGCTCTAGCCGGACCGACGTAACCCCCGCAAGCGCTCCCACGGGCGGCCGGGATGACCGTTGGACCGGTGGAGTGTTGAACGGCGTTCCAGTCCTCAACAACGGGGTGAATTCTCCGATCTATTGGGACGGCAATCCTGCAGACAAGTTCGCAGCGGTCAGCGGTTGGACGGCGGGCGATCTGGTCAAGGTTCTGCGCCCCTACAGCTATTACCTCGTCGGACTCGGATACACGCCCTCGGGCGGAACGATCAAGCCGTATCGGGTGATCTGGTCCAACGCAGCCGACCCCGGTTCGTTGCCTACTTCCTTTGCGGCGAGTGCCACGAACGATGCGGGCGCACAGGATCTGACCGAAGCGGGAACGCTAGTGGACTGCCTGGCGCTCGGCCCGTGGAACGTCATCTACGGCAAAGAGGGCCGCTATCTGATGCAGTACATCGGTGGCGATCAGATCTTCAAGTTCGATCCTCTGCCGGGTAAGGAGGGCCTGCTTGCTCCCGGATGTGTGGTGAACACTCCGCTGGGGCATGTCTTCTTCACGGGTGAAGACGTGATGGTGCACTCAGGCGGGGAGGCGAAGTC